TTAAGTTGACCAAGAGTATCTTCATAATACCCAAGATATGTCAAATCTTCAGATTGGTTTTCTCGTAACCAAGCCTGAAGACGATGATGCATTAGTTCATCACGAGAAATCATAACGGTAATTTTGCTCTAGAAGTTCTTTTCATAAAGTTTAATCTTGTAGCATCCCACTTCAGTTTTTCTTTCAGTGGTTTGGATACAAGTTTCGTCACAGATTCTACCTCAAGACTATTGATTTCGCAATAGTGAACAATAGCATCAATGTAATTTAATTTTTCCTCAGCAACGATTTTTTCAATTTCCAACGCAAATTTAGATGGTGTTAAAAATTTGTTTTCAATTGCTTGTTCTAGCTCTTTATTCGGTTCCATAGAGTTCCAGTTTATCTCTAACAAACTTTCTAATATATTCGGTAAGAAGTTTGATGTACTTTGATTTGTCTCGTTCTTCATAGACGACGCATTCTCCATTTTCACAAGCCATAATGATTACAAGTTTTTTGACTGAAATACCAGTCAGTTCGTACAGCATACAACCATATGCCATGCACTGTACAAAATAGTGTTCGATCCACTCTCGTGGTTTTGGTTTCTTTGAAGTTTTAAAGTCAATTATTGCTAACTCACCCTCGTATTCTGCAATACAATCGACGGTTCCAGCAATACCTAACTGCTTACTATATAGGGAACCTTCTAGGGCATGAATATTATTTATATTCTTGAGTTTATTTTTAGAAATCTTGAAGAGAAAATCGGAAATTGGTTGAACCTTTGGGAGTTCTTCATTCTTTAAAAAATGCTCAGTGAGAGTATGCATATCCGTACCACGACTTGTGGCAGCCTTTGTGATACGATCTGCCTCTTCATTGCCAACCTTTTTTCTCCAATTAACAAAGATTTCTTTATTAAAATGACTGGTCACAGAAGTGATGGAGACCAGTCGAAGGAGTTCATTTTCGTCGGGGACAGAGTAATATCTCACCCCATCAATAGTCTCCCTCTCAAGTTGAGGGAGACTAATATCAATATGATTAAACATTAAAAACCTGATTCCATTTTTGCAGTGAGATATTCTTTGACAAGACCGGAACGAACGATATCATCAATCCCAAATTCGATTATATCAAAAGAAGGCATTTTACGCAATACGTTCATAAAATCGACAATACCGTTTCTCTCATTTGCCTTGTTCAAATCAGACTGACGTGCATCACCACAGAAACAAATGCGTGTATTTTCACCAACACGAGTGATAATACTATCAAGTTCATGGAAGTTGAGGTTCTGGAACTCATCAACAATCACAATCGCATTATCAAGTGTAGTTCCACGTAGGAAAGATGTAGACCAGAACTTGATTGATTCTTGTGCCTTGAGATTGCCATACAACATCTCAAAATCGGCATCACTAGGCATCTGGAACATATACTTCACCATATTCTTATAAGGAATCTGGTAAATATCTGCCTTGTCTTCATGGGAACCGGGCAGGAAACCAATCTCTCTGGTTGCTACAAGAGACCTGACGAGGTAGATGCGCTCATAAGGAGTGTTCTCGTCTAATACATCTCGTAGTGCATTATAGAGAGTAATAAAAGTTTTACCTGTTCCGGCACAACCATAGGCAACTAAATGTTTTCCTTCTTGATAAGAATCAAATAATGTTTTTTGATTTTCCGTAAGTGGATCAATATCCACCAAGTAACTAGAACTCAGTGGTTTCTTTCTTTTCATCTGCTTTGTAGTCAGTCCAACTCCAATAGGTTGTTCTGTTGCAGATGATCTTTTCCGTCTTGCCATATTAAATCTTCTTGATATTTGAACCAGGAACTGATGCTGCTTTTCCAAGCACATCATTCCAACCAGGATTTTTTGCAATTAGTTTATTCTGCCAATCGCCAACCTCTCCTGGTTGAGGACAGGTTGATGGGTCAGACCAGTCTCGTGTCCAATCCGGATTATCCTCTTTCCATTGATCCCATTCGTGGACACTCATCACCACTTCTTTTTGCTCACCAGTCTTTTTATTGACTACAGGATATGTTGACATTGTTAAAAATCCAAGATAGAAATATTTATTATAGGTAGTTGAAGGATATATTAAATCTGCCTGATTGATTTGAAGTTGTTGTAGATCTGTGCTGATTGGATCCATCAAAAAATACAATCCTATTTTCAACACTATCTACAATAGCATCATTACCGATTTTTGTATACCCATTGCACGTATTCAGTGAAAAAATTGCGGCAGTATGTGAAAAATCATAATCAACATGTGATGCATGTTCTATGACACTATGGGTATGTGGATAGAAATTGATCTTGATCCTCAAAAGTGATCTCATTTCAAAGTATGGAAAAAAGATGTTTCCTATTTCTTCATACACATCAGAAGTCGGTACTCCTTGATCATATATTACATGAGCACCAAACCAATCATTATTTGAATCTCCTGGTTTTGTTATACCCCGATGAAGAAAAAAGGGAAATCCCGGATTAAACACGAGATTATCCCTTACAGTCAAAAATTCTTCTTTTGGCAGAAAATTATCAATTATCTTCATACCCATTCAAGTGCTTCGGCAACAGTCGGGAACTGCTCAATAAAGATCTTCTTACATGCCTCTGCGATATCCATGTGCTCTTTCTGGGTGCCGTTTGCAGACCTCAGAGTGATGTAATGAATCCAAGAACGACAGGAACCACTCATGTAAAGACGAGTAGGAGTAGCAAGAGGAAGCACAAAACGAGCACACTCTTTTGCGATTCCATCGTTCAACATTTTTTGATATAAGTCCATTCCTTGTTTGAAATGTTCTTGAATCAGAATCTGATACTTTTGAATCGTAAATGGATCAACATCATCAATAGAATTTTGACGATTCTTGGTGTCTTGACGACGAAGTTCTGGGAGAGGGATCGTCTCACCGAGTAGGGAAGAATCAGCATATCGTTGCGAAAATTCTTGATATGTGAAACTACGATGACGCAAAATTTGAGCTGCAAGACCACGAGTGGTCTCAATCTCCAATGTCATAAATGCCTGCTCAAACACAGACCAGTGTTGATGATTTACACAATACTTAAGAAGTCCTGCAACTTTGGGGTTTTCCTGATTATTTGGGTTTGACACTCTCGCAACATACCCCATAGTTTTTTCGGCATCAGGAGTGACACTAATCAATCTTACATTCATTTTCCAAATCCTTTAGAGTTTTCTTTTTCCATTTTTGCAACTTCTTCTTTTGCACTACGAAGAGCATTTTTCATCTCAATAATACGTTCTTCAGTATAAAGATGATCTTGCTTGATGAGTCTTTCAAGCAATTTTATAAGTTCTTTTGCTTTCTTTGTTTTAGTCTGGATATCCATCATCATCCTCAAAGATTTCATCATAATCAGTCATTCCAGGAAGTTTGGAAGTATCTACAGACGTTTTATATGCATCCACGTCAGAATACACTTCTGCCTTCAAAGAATCAACAAGAAGTTCAAGGTTTCGAACAATAAGTTTTAGTCTTTCTTTCTCCATAATACTTTGCTGTTTCACCACATTATAGCATAAAAAAAGAGGGGTTTTCAACCCCTCTTGTTATACATTGGTTCAACTTCTAAAAGTTGATCAAAGTATTCACGCAAGTGTATTTTATAGCAAGACCAGTATGTTACACCTCTATATTTGAGTTGATAACAAGATGGTGGTCTGTTGCTGGCATCCATATCATCAAAGTGATATCGATAATCCATCACTTGTTATAGGTGTGACCGCGATAGCAGAATGTTCCGTGAACTTCTTCAGCACCGTGTTGGCACTCATAGCGAACACCACGATAGGTGGTCATCGCAATCTGAGCATCATGAAGTGCTGCTTGCTTCTGAATCTGCTTTTTGATGAGAGTGAGTGTGTTCATGAGTTTGTCTCCTGAAATACTAAGGTTAATTAAAACCCGTTCCTTCAGTCGTTTGCGTCCTGTGTTTCAAAGCATTGAGGGTCTGTATGTTCCATCCAATGGATAAGAATATCAGCCTTCTCAAAGGGAGTGAAAAGAGTTGTCTCTTCTAATCCTTCTCTCAACCAATTAAAGTCATCACAGCGAAGATAATTCTCCACTGGGACATGACTAAAAAAGATGAGTGCTAATGAAAGCATAGGATCAACGAATCCGTTGCGCGACTTACTTGCGTCTCATTCGTTATTCGCAAATAGCAAATGAGATGAACGTAGGTC